GCTAGCTTAGGTAAGAGAGCATTACAAAGAGTATTAATGAGAAAGCAGCTAGAACAAATGGGTGTTGAGCTGCGAGAAGTTATGGTATACCAAAGCCCACCAGAATTAGGGGCTTTGTATAGTGAAATAGAAGAGATGATGAAGGAGATGGGTAAAGAACAAAAGGTTTTGATTGCTCGTCAAATGAAAGCTGAAGCAACCAAAGAAAAAAGAAGAAAAGAAAAGCTACACAGACTCCATATAAACATAATGATTGGTATTGGAGGGTTAGTTGTATCATGTAGTATAGGATTGGCTCTCTCATACATTGTCCAAGATAGGATTAGAAAATATCCACAATACGGTGATGGGTGGATACCAAAAACTGAGTTGCAACGACAAAAAGAATCACAAAAACAAATTTACGTAGGAAGATAAAATGCCAGAAGAAATCAAAAGTGTCGATGCAAAGATCGACGAAGCAGAAGCAGCAGTAAAGAAATACGCTAGTAAGGATACAGTTATTAGCATTGGCGGGTATGAATTTACACCAGCCAAGTTAATGGTTGCATTCACATTAGTGTCTTCGCTACTTGGTGGGTTGTATGGTTGTTTTGAGGTATATAAAGATTACCAATCAATGAAAAAACGTATTGCAGAATATGTTGCTCCCGATCTATCAGAACTTCAATCAAAAATGGATATTGTTGTTGAAAAGTCTGAGAAGTCAGTTCAATATACACAAGACATTAAGAATGACCTTAAACAAGACATTCGTCGCTTAGAAGGTGTTGTTGATACTGTTGAACGTAATTCAAAAACAACTGAACGTGAACTTACAGTAGAGATGCGTACATTACGTAAGGAAACTGAAATTGCAATTAAAGATACAAATGCAAACGTCGATAAGAAAATCCAAAGAGCATTAGACAACCCTCTAGCAAAATGACTCTGATTGCTCAACTACTTGGCGGTATACTTGGTTGGGGGTTAGCTTGGTCTATTTGGAAAATCATAGACATCAAAGAACAAAAAGCTCACATAAGGGAGCTTGAGGAAGTGCGAAAGCATTATAATAAATAATTGATATGAAACCTACCATTGCATTATTTTTACATCATCCTTTTTGTTCTAAGGATTGTGTAGATGCAATGGTAACGGCATTATCGCCGAAATATAATATAAAGACATTTAACGGAACCGATATAACCGACCCCAACTTCTTCGATGGTGTGTCGGTTATTGCTTTTCCGGGCGGTATTGGAGATTCAGATTCTTGTTATAAGTTGTTCACGAGAAGAACGGGAAACCGAATAGCAAAGTTTATTGAAGATGGTGGCCATTATCTTGGCATCTGTATGGGGGCTTATTGGGCAGATCAGTGGTATTTTGATATCATAGATAATGTAAGGGCCGTACAATACATTAAAAGGCCGAATGCTGACATTAAACGAAGCTACGGCACAGTTGCATCTATTGAATGGAGCGGTCAGCAAGAAAAGATGTACTTTTATGATGGGTGTGCTTTAATTGGAGATGAGAGTCAGTTCAAAACGATTGCTCGATATGCTAATGGCGATCCAATGGCAATCATAAAAGGTAGGATAGGATTAATTGGTTGTCATCCCGAAGCTCAACTTTATTGGTATGAAAAGCCTTGGCAGTACATAAATAAATACTGGAACGGTGGTAGACACCACAACTTATTATTAAACTTTGTCGATGAATTGATGGAAAACAAAAATGGTCATTGAATATATCTTTATAGGATTCTTATCTGCTCTAGGCTGGTGGAGTGCAAACCACTACGTTATTGAGCCTTACCTTCCTCCCCCAATGGAAAAGAAAGTCGACTACAAGTCTGAAACAAAAACTCAATGACTTGGTTTTATAATGGGGAAGTGTTTGAGGCACCGGAAGAGTCTCACTACGGCTTTGTCTATCTAATTACAAACTTACATACAGGAAAAATGTATGTCGGTAAAAAATTGTTTTGGTTTAAAAAAACTAAAACATTAAAAGGTAAGCGCAAACGCTACCTAGCTGAAAGTGACTGGAAAGGTTACTTCGGCTCATCAGTCGCTCTTAACGAAGATGTCAAACGTTTAGGAGACGATCAGTTCAAACGGGAAATTCTACACCTCTGTGTATCAAAAGGAGAGTGTTCTTATTATGAGACTTACGAACAAATAACACGAGCTGTTTTATTTAATCCTGATCTATACTATAATGATTGGGTTATTTGTAGAGTCCATAGAAAGCACATTTTAAATACGCAAGGTGAACGAATATTGACCCCCCAATCCAATAAGAAAATAAAAGCGGTCGCTTGACCCTGTTGCCTTTTTAATCGAATCCAGATATACTTACAAATACGTTCAAAGGGCCGGTAGCTCAGGGGTCAGTAGCAGTCGACTCATAATCGATTGGTCGTAGGTTCAAATCCTACCCGGCCCACCAACTTTGTTATTATATGTTAGAGTTATTATTTTACGCTGTCATCGTTTGGGTTGTAATGAAAATTGTTCTTAGCGGAATGATAGAGAGCTCTTTGGACGAAGAGCAACCAAAAGATATTAGACAGCATATTGCTCAGAATAAACCTCCTGTCGTCGTTATACGAATGGAACAGATAAAAGGTTGGTGGTATGGTTTCTATGCTAGCAGTGGTGGAGACATTTTCGTTGCGCAAGGGACTACATTTGATGAGGCTGTAGATAATTGTAAGGAGAGGTTGCAAAGTGATGCTTTGAGAGATAGTCAGATCAAACTTGCTTTTACCGAACTAAAGAAATGAAACGTGTACAATATAAAATTAGACATGATGTTGTTTTGAAAAATAAACTAAACAACGAAATTGTAAAAGGCAATATCGTCAATGAAAAAGAGATTGACGGTAAGAACTATTGGGTATTGAATGTTCCTAGTAGGGGTGCACAGCAATTGAGCTACTCAAAAGATTCGTGGATTTTAACTAAAGGAAAATGATTATGGAAAACGAAAAGCCATTAATGACAGAAGAAGGACGTAAATGGTTGAAGGACCATTTGAAAATGGGTCCTGTCAAAGTGACCTTTACAAAGAAAGATGGCTCTGAGAGAGTGATGAATTGTACCCTACAAGAAGGTGTAGTTGTTCCGCACGAGAAAACTACTGAACGTACTAAAGAAGAAAATTCCGATACTATGGCCGTTTGGGATCTTGAAAAGAGTGCGTGGAGATCTTTCCGCCTAGATAGTGTATCAGCTATTCAATTTGATTTGTGATTTTTCTACGAGCGTGAGCTAATTTTATGGCATCTGACATTTTGCGTTTGGTTTCTTCGCTATGGATGCGCCCATGCATTGGGTTGCCAGCGCCGCTTCTATTTTTAGGACCTGGCTTGCCAGTACGAGAAACAGAGATTCTTAATTTGGTTTCTTCTGATAAAGCCCCTCGAGCCAAATTACGTTTGCGTGTTGCCTCGCTACGCCTTGCCCTCTCTTCCGGAGAATGTTTGACTTTTCCGCGATTCTTCTCAGCAATCCGAGCCCGCAGCTCAGGGGAATTTACAATAGCGCCTGCAACGTTAGAATTTATCCACTTAGGATTACGAAGCACATCGAGCCGCTTTAAAACTTTTTTCTCCCAAGCAATAGCTGATTCCCGGGTTTTAAACGTTCGTCGCACTTGGATTATATCTGGTTCGCCTTGGGTTAAACGAAGGGTGTGTACAACATGACAACTTGTGAAGTACGTAACCCAAAGATTGCTCGGTTGAGCCTCTTTACGATATTTTTTATATTCTATACCGTAGTACCATTTGTCTAAACTCGACCAACCTATTAAATAGGCGTAGGGCTGATACATAAATACCTCCAACATTAACTGAACTTATGATATATGTATAAAACTAGTGATTTTGTCTCAATAATTGATGTTAGCTCAAATGCTAATGGTGGCACAGAAATGATGTCTAAAAAATTAACTAGCGTCGTTGATGGCTCCATCAAAGAACACTTCCAGGTTTGGCCATCTCGATACAGATCGGACAACGTAGATAAAAACAAACTTCAACTATACTGGCTACACGACCTTCCTGGTGATCCAGAATCCCAACACCTCGCTAATGGTGGATGGAATAAGTTTGAGAAACTAATCTTTGTCTCTAACTGGCAATTCCAACAATACCAACAACACTATGGACTTCCTTGGTATAAGGCAGTTGTATTGCAAAATGCAATCGAACCAATCTATACAAAAGATAAGTCTAAAGACAAAATCAAAATTATCTACAACACTACTCCACATCGTGGATTGGAGATTCTCGTTCCTGTATTTGATAAGTTGTGCGAACGATATGACAACATTGAACTAGACGTATTCTCTTCGTTTAAAGCGTATGGATGGGCTGACCGAGATGAGCCATACAAAGACCTATTCAAATTCTGTGAAGAGCATCCTAAGATCAATTATCACGGTTATCAACCGAATGATGTTGTAAGGGCTGCATTAGCGGAAGCACATATCCAAGCATATCCTTCTATTTGGCTAGAGACATCGTGCATGGCATTGATGGAAGCAATGAGTGCTGGTTGTTTGTGTATTCATCCTAACTACGGGGCATTATACGAGACAGCAGCAAACTGGACTTGGATGTACCAATGGACACAAGACAAACGTGATCATGCAGTTACATTGATCAACCACTTAGCAATGGCTATTGAAAATTATTGGACGGATGCTGTACAAACACGACTCGCTGGACAAAAATCATATGCTGATGTATTTTACAGCTGGCAATACCGCACACACCAATGGAATGCACTACTTAGTGGAATATTAGAAGACCATAATATTAAGTTACCTGAAAAAACTGTTGACTAATTAGCGTAATTTAATTACAATAACCGAATGATTATCATAGACATCAACCAAGTGATGATCGCCAATATTATGGCTCAGCTTGGTAATCACACTAATACTGTGATTGAAGAGGATATATTCAGACATATGGTGCTGAATAGCATTCGTTCGTTCCGTAAAAACTTTGCTGATTATGGTGAGATTATTATTGCCTGTGATGATAAAAAGTACTGGCGTAAGCAAGTATTTCCATACTATAAAGCTAACCGTAAAAAGGCACGAGAACAGTCGGAAATTGACTGGAATCAAATCTTTAATTGTCTAAATAAGATTAGGGATGAGTTGAAACAATACTCACCATACAGGGTGTTGCAAGTCGAAGGTGCTGAAGCAGACGACATTATAGCAACACTATGTATTGAGTATGGAACCATCCTACAGTCAAGTGAAAGAATATTAATCTTATCAGGTGATAAAGATTTTGTACAATTACAAGTGTATGGAAACGTTGAGCAGTATAACCCTGTTCTTAAAAAGCAAATTAAGAACGCTAACCCTCACAAATACTTACGTGAGCACATTCTCAAAGGTGATAGAGGGGATGGCATTCCTAACATCATGTCATCCGATACATGCATCATCGAAGGTGAACGTCAAAAGCCTTTGCCAGCAAAGCGAATCGAGCATCTCACTAACATCGCCGATTTGTCTAAAGTACTCCCACAAGATCAACTGAACAACTTTAAACGAAACGAGCGTTTAATTGACCTCCACATGATTCCTGAAGAACTAAAGAATTCTATTTTAGAGAAGTATCATAGCGAAGCTAATAAATCGAAAGACAAGTTGGCTGAGTATTTTAAGAAGTTCAAACTCAAAACCTTGACTGAAAATATTGGTGAATTTTAATATGAGATTAGGTATATTTCAAATACTAGAGCAAGCATCAGCTCTCAAATCGACGGAAGATAAAATTAACTTTCTCCGTCAAAATCAAAACCCAGCGTTGCATACGATTCTGCGATATGCATATGACCCAACAATTGTATGGGATCTTCCAGAAGGTGCTCCACCATTCAAGGAATGCCCATACCCTGCCCAAGAGCTACGCTTAATGTCGGAGGTACGTCGTTTGTATCTCTTTGTTAAGGGTGGCAATCCTAACCTTACTAAGTTGCGTAGAGAAGCTCTTTACATAGAACTATTAGAATCAATACATCCAAGTGATGCAGCGATCCTTGTTGCTATTAAGGACAAGAAGATTCCATACAAAGGAATCACAGCTAAACTAGTTAAGGAAGCATTCCCAGGTCTTATCGCGGAGCAGAGTAACGATGAAGAGCGAACAACTTCATAAAACGAAAAAAACACACAGATCTTTTAAAGACTTCGGAGACGATAGTCACCATTTGTCTAAGAAAGCAAAAACGCAGCAATTAGCGAAAGCTAACAACGCCATAGATAAAGCTATAAGGCGTAAAGATTGGAAAGTCATCATGGATGACAATTATTAATAAGGAGACTTAAAATGGAACTAATTGTAATTTTAGCAATCGTAGCAGGAATTGGATTTCTTGTATACAAATCATTTTCACCAAAGGTAGCTGAAGTTCTAACACCGGAACCAACACCTGAGCCAGCCCCAGCACCAGTAGTCGAAGCCGCCAAGAAACCAGCTGCTAAGAAAACTGTTGCTAAGAAAGCTGCACCAGCAAAGACTACTACAGCACGTAAACCACGTACAACTAAGAAGTAAATGCCAATCTATTGTTTCCGTGACACAAAGACTGATGAAGTATTTGATATTATGATGCGCATCAGCGAACTAGACAAGTATAAAGAAGCAAACCCCGACCACATAAGAGTGATCGAGGCGCCTAACATTGTCTCAGGTGTGTCTATTACCGGAAAGTTGGATAGTGGATTCAAAGACGTATTATCTAAAATCTCTGAAGCACATCCAAGTTCTCCGTTAGCAGAAACTCACGGAAAGAGATCGATTAAGCAAGTGCAGACCGAGAGAGCAATCCGTAAATGGAGGAGCTCTGAATAACAACAACTAACCCAAATCGGTAGGAGAAAAATGGCTAGCAAACGCTCAAGTGCATTGCACGTAGTAAACACATCAGACACACAACAAACTGAGCAACCATCAAAACAACATTTGCCATTGAAAATAAAGTTGGACCACATGAAAACGTTTGGTCCGCTAACTGATAACCAAAAGAAGTTTTATGATGCATATAAGCGCGGCGACTATTTTATAGCGTTGCATGGTGTAGCAGGAACGGGAAAGAGCTTTATAGCACTTTATAAAGCACTAGAAGAGGTATTAGATAAGGGTAATCCTTTCGATAAAGTTATTATTGTTAGATCTGCTGTACAAGGCAGAGAAATTGGTCACCTTCCAGGCGACATAGAAGGTAAGTTAGAGATTTACAGACAGCCGTATATGCAGATTTGCGATACATTGTTTGGTAGAAGAGATGCATATCAAAGATTAGAAGAGCAGCATCATATTGAATTCATATCGACCTCGTTTATTCGCGGTATGACATTTGATGATGCTATTATTATTGTCGACGAGATGCAGAACATGACATATGAAGAAATTGATACAGTTATGACTCGTGTTGGTCATCGCTCAAAGATCATATGGTGTGGGGATTATAGACAGTGTGATTTGAAAAAGAGAGATGATAAATCCGGTTTGCTCAAGTTTTTTGAAGTCGCTGCTTTAATGTCAGCGTTCACGCGAATCGAGTTTACAACTAATGATATTGTTCGTAGTAGTTTAGTGAAAGATTATATCCTTGCAAAGATTCAACTCGAAGACTCAAAACCGTAAATTGTTTGAGCGTCAAGATCTACCACAAATAGATCTTGAATCAACCACGATCGACGGGAAGCGCTACTACTGGACACCAGATGGCGCTCTCTATCCATCCGTAACATCTGTCCTTAGTAGTAACGAAGAAAAGAAAGCCGGACTTCAACGTTGGCGTAATAAGGTCGGTGAAGCAGAAGCAAATAGGATTTCTCGTAGAGCATCAGGTCGCGGAACTGAACTGCACAACATCTGTGAAGACTATCTGTTAAACAAAAACACATACCTCCAAAAGAGGATGCCTCTTAGTGTTGAGTTGTTCAAGAACATCCAACCCGTTCTAGACGAACACGTTGATGTAATATATGGTAACGAACTAGCGTTATTCTCTCATACGCTAAAGACAGCCGGCCGTACAGATATGTTCTGTCGGTTCATGGGTGTCAATACAATTGTCGACTTTAAGTCAGCAACGACAAATAAGAGAGAAGATTGGATTGAGGACTACTTCTTACAATCAACAGCATATGCAATTATGCTAGAAGAAGTGTACAAAGATCTCAGACCAATTGTAATTCCACAAATTGCTATCGTAATTGCTGTGGAAGAAGGAGAGAGCAAGTATCAGTTGTTCCTCAAACAAACTTCAGAGTACAGAGAAAAGGTCAAGTATACTTTTGGACAGTACGCTGAAAACAATCCCCTCCCCAAAGGTGTAAGGACAGACGATCTGTTCGAAAAAGCACTTTAAAATTAACTAGTTATAGCCTGTTGACATTTGCTCAAAGGTTGTGTAAAATAGACTCTACCTTATCTGATAGAGGATTTACCGAATGGTTAATATTCAAAGTGTGTTCAAGAAGTACGATATCAATCCGAATGGCTCCATCAACCGAGCAATCCAGAATGTTAGTTTGGCTATCTCTGAAGCACCCGATCCATTTGTCACGTCCAATCAGATTATTAGTGCGTTAGGTTGTAAGCCTATACGTGATAGTATCGATGCACAAATCATTGCAAAATGTCTAATTGAGCAAGCAATACTACAACGTGAGGAGTATATACCGGAGTTTGCCCTTACCAAGGCAAATGAGAAGCTCGCTAATATGAAGGTAAACCATCCCTATTGTTTTGTTATGAAGGAGAGTACTGTGGAAGCAACTGCAACGTCTAAACGTGGTGGCGATAAGAAAGCCAAAGCCTTGGAGATTTTTGAGGCTAACCGTGATAAGAAGCCTAGCGATGTCGCTAAGCTGATTCAGATGGAACTTGGCATTACGTTTGCCAACGCTTATTACTACGTATCGCGCGTATTTAAGTAAGCATTTTCCTATGGCCCTTTTGTTAGGGGTTATAGGTCTGTTAATTGGAAAAATCCTGTGTCCACTTGGATAATGCACTGTCAATGACGTCCCTGGTTCGAAACACACGTAATACAGTTGTACTAAACGGAAAGCAAGGTTAGCATCGGCCGGTGTCCTTGTATAAAGTTTAGACGATAAAAGCAAACGGCAGTAGGGTGATTGCTGTCCATAACAATTAACAGACCTATAATGTGTTAAATATTTAAAGGATCAATATGAGTATCATATATTTAAGTACACGTTCGAAAAAGACTCGCAAGCAAAAGCAGAAGCAGAAAGATGCTTGGGAGTTGTATAAAGAGAAGTATGGCCTTAATGAAAATAGAGGTCGTACTCAACAAATCGTTAAGACATGGGCCGAACCAAAGCTAATGTCTCTACGACCTGGTGCGCTTGATCATAAACAACACAAATCATTGAACAGTGGTGCTGCTGTGGCAACGAAGACTGCGCGTCCAGTATATACCGGCGATCAGATGATTGGAATTGCAGCAATGCATAAGTCCAATCTCGTTCCTATCTTTAGTAGCGAATCTGCTCACGATGTTTCAAAAATGCGGAGAGGATAATATGATTTTAGAAGTTCATGCTAAACCAAAAAGACATTTTGATGTCAGCTCGAGAAACGACTTGAAGATTGCAAAGAACTTTTTTCAAACTTGGTCGTGGGGTGGTAATGGGTGTCCGTTTGTTTTAGAACAACCCCATACATCTATTCCCGAGATGATGAGAGAAAAGATCATCAACAAGATGTTTAAAATTACAATTGCAGAATAAAAATGAAAGTAGCAATAAACAGATGTTTTGGTGGTTTTGGTTTATCGGATGAAGGGTTCGAAGAACTACTAAAGCGTAAGGGTATTTTATTCGAGTTTGTGAAAAACGAATCGAGGTTCATGGGCAATACGTATTACCGGGCTGGCCATGTTGGAGAAGAAGAACACTATCTGTCTCCGGAGGAGTTCACCAAGGACCGTAATGATTATGATCTGATTACCGTATTGGAAGAGATGGGCAACAGAGCATGGGGCTTTGCGGCTGAGATTGCAATCATACATATACCAGACGATGTTCAGTGGCATATTTCGGAGTATGATGGTCTGGAGCATGTCGCAGAAGATCATAGGATATGGCAATGAAAGCATTAAGAGATCAATTGATTGATAGAATCGCTTCTATTGGCGGAGAAGAGCGAGAATTCTATGAGGATTACTCCGATTACGACCTTTTGGAAGATTATGAAAGCCTGCTAAGAGCGAACATTGAAGAAGAGTTTGCAAATGAAAAAAAAGCGAGCGGTGATCAGTGTCAGATATAGTAAAGTATGTTAATAAAGCCCTTGCTAGTATTCTAAGTGAAGGACGAATCCCTCGCCCCACTAGATCGTATAGAAGCCTTCGTCGTAGAAGACGATCAAAGCAATTTTTAAAATCATGGACGTGGCAGGAAGAACCGATGTCATCTAACACAAACGAATTTTTTCTAGCATCATCAGATGTATCCGATCACATCACTACCAAACTTATGTTTGAACGTGTTGGCAAGAACACATTGATGGAAGAAGTAACTCTTCTTGCAACTAAACAACAATGGATGGAGTTCGTCAAGGATACATTCGGAGACGAAAAAAGCTATCAGATTACACACTACTCTTCAAGCGGTATGCTTGTGATTGGTCGTGGAACAAAATCTTGGATGTCTTGCGAGCTTAACGCTAACGCTATCTCGATTAAAGTATATGGCACTCGCGAAGAGATTGATACTTTCGTTGGATACTGTGCTGAAAAGTTTGAGATTGCAGAGTCTTATATTGAATGGATGTACTCATCAGATGGCTCCTCTGTAAACGTACCGTTACGTACTGATAGAGTTCCGACGTCGGAGATGTATCCTTTCCTTGGAGAAGAGTCTATTGAAGACTACTACGATCGTTATCTAAACTCTGATGCTTCTATCTTACTGTTGATCGGACCACCCGGTACTGGTAAGACTACATTCATTCGTGGTTTGTTACAACACACCAAGTCAAGCGCAGTCGTTACATACGATGCTACAATTTTGGAAAAGGATTATGTATTCGCACAATTCATTGAAGGTGAAGCAAACGTAATGGTAATGGAAGATGCTGATACATTCTTGAAAGCTCGTAGTGATGGTAACTCCATGATGCATCGCTTCCTTAACGTAGGAGACGGACTTGTCACTACGAAGGGTAAGAAGTTGGTATTCTCTACTAACCTACCATCGATCCGTGATGTTGATTCTGCATTAGTGAGACCTGGTCGTTGTTTTGATATCTTGCATTTTGATAACCTCACTAAGGATCAAGCTGTTACATTGGCGAAGAAAGTTAATATTGATCCCACTAAGCTGACAAAAGAAACTTATTCTATTGCTGAGATCTTCAATGGCGAAGTTCAACAACACACAAACAAAACAATCTCTAGAAAAGTCGGGTTTCTATGAGATGGATAAAGATCGCAGGATCCTTCATCATATTTGGTGGGGCATATATGCTTATGGTTTTTATCCTTGTTTTTACTTTAACCGCTGCTGTTGACTCTGACAACAGAGGTGGTGTATACTATAACTGTACATGGGCTGAGATTAGTCCTGACATGCCACCAAAGGTGAGAGAAGAATGCCGAAAATTAATCCGACGAAACACAACATGACCGCTGAGCACGAGCTCCTGCAACTATTGCAAGAAGAGTGTGCTGAAGTAATTCAAGCCGCAAGTAAATGCATTCGGTTTGGAGAGAAAGATAACCACTTTCATTTGGAAAAGGAAATTGGGGATCTATTTTGTATTCTTGATATTATGCATCAGTTCGATATGTTCTCGCTGACTAAGGCTGAGAGCTATTATGAAGAAAAGTATCAAAAGCTAAAGAAGTATACTAACTTGGATTTGGAATGAAAAGAATTGTAACTTATATCTGTTTGGTAATTGCATTGCCAATTGTTATATTAGGTGCATTGTGGGTGTTTATAAAAGACGCTTTCAGAGCTGGCAAGCAAGTCGGTACCGCATTTCTTGATTATTTGGAGACATGATGTCATTACTTAAAGTTACCCCATTAGAGAAGAAAAGTATCTCCTATAAAGTCGAGATGTATCGCGAAAACGATGATGGCACGACGAGCACATTTACTGTCGATGATGGGTATCGTTGGGGTCAGGGGTGGCTAGATGAGTATGAAGACTCTATTCCCTATAAAGAAGATAATACAGTCCATTGCTCACCATCAACGGGATGGGGTAGTGACTTAGACGATCAATGTTCTTGTTGGTTCGAATTCAGTGATGATATTAGCGAAGAAGAACAGGAAGAGATCAAGAAGTGCTATCTAGAAGGCGATGAGGATAACCGATGCGGAATGGGTTGGTTATTCGAAGGTGATCACAAGTGGCAAGTCGAAGAGGATTATATTGAAATCCTTGGTCCATACAGAGTAGATCGTTGTGATAGTGATGGCAACGTTATTGAAGAAAACATTGAATTGAAACCACGTCCTGATCCTTCAACTGTTTGGCCATTCTCTCCGAAATGAACCCAATTACATTCCTAACATCCAACGTATCAGACCTTTGGTTATGGACTTACAGCATCATTGCTGGTTGGGGTACGACTGTTACATTGTTAGTAGTAGCAATCGGTTATCTGCTGATTAGAGTAATCAGACTAGAGCAGAAAATCAAAACGATTGATAATAGACTTGTAGCAGAAACGAGAGACCTAAGTCTCCGTATCAACAAGCAAACGAATACGCTTGGCTGAATTGATATAGTCTTTAAACTCAGGACTTCTTCCCCATCTAAACCCTGCTGGTTTTTGTTCTTCGAAGCAACGTAACTCTTTCCCTGTCTCGGGATGGTGACACCAACGTTGTCCTTTTTTGATATTGGATTTGCCAAATCGGCTAGATGCGATCATAATCTTTGTAATTTGATTATGACGTCTTCCTTCGAAGTTTGATTTGCCTTTCATAGTCGCAGAGACTTTGGCATTTGATTCTAGTGGTCTAGGCTTACCAATCCTAGCTTCGATACATTTACGGCGAATCTCTTCCGTAAAATACTTCCATCCCCAACGTTTGAGTTCTTTGTAGTCTCTTACTACGTCTTGGGCTTTATAATCCTTCGCTAAACGCTCGATCACCTTCTCGAGGTTATCATACTCAGCAACTGATTGGATAAGCTCGTATTGGCCGGGATACTTCTGTCTAAACTCTTTTTCTGTCGACTCAACGACGATCAGTCTCTTAGACTGAAGAAATATCCTGTACATACATTATTTTTTAGGAGCTGGGGGAGTAGGGGTTTGACCTAGTAACTTCTCAGCACGTGCGCGCGATGCTGCAGACTTTTCTTGCTCTCTTTGGAATGCACGTTGTAGTTTTAAAGCAGCACTCATACGCGCTTCCTTTACTGTGCAGCTGTGCTTCTCACCCTTGGCCATCCATCCGTCGCAATTGTCACATCTTACTTTGCGACCGATCATCTCTTTTAGTTGTTTAAGTGTTTTCATTTTTTGTCCTGGAGTATCTTTACTATATGTTTGAGCTAGACTAGCAGTGCCTTCAAGTCTGTTTGAAGAATTATTGCCTTCGCTGACTGACTTCCAACCACCACCTTTTGACTTATACCACTTTGCAGCCCAGCCATTTGCATATGCGGAAGGATATACATCAAATTTAGATCGAGCAAGCGATTTAGCTTTTGACCACAATTCAGGATTAGTTGGTTTATTACTTTCACCCAAACTAGTTTGTTCGTTTTTTGGTTTTTTGCCAGCTTTTTTCATTGCTATAGCTATAGCTGCTTGTTGTTTAAAGTTTTTGGCTTCTGAGTGCATATTAATAAAAAAGTTAGCTTGTTTTTTATCCAACGTTGTAGCGCTGGCTTTATTTTTTAATGCTTTTACTTTAGCCAAAGTGATTGGTCCATCAATCTTTGCCTTAAGGGTACCAGGTGCACCTCTTTTGCTATGACTTTGTTTGATTAATTCAGATGTTTGTTTTTCTTCTGTTGCAACGTTGATTGGTTTATTTCCTTTACCAGCTCTATCTGCAACTGGATCTTCTCTACGCTTGCGTCTTGCAGCTGCAGCACGATCTTGTTTATTCATCGACTGGGCTTTTGATTGAGGTAAACATTTTGGTTTGCCCTCTCCTGGCTCTCTTGCACAATCCCCTTTAATGTTTCCTTTTGTATCCATACGGACCCATTTTTCTTTGAACCATTTACGAAGATCTTCATTAAGAGCAGGACACTTACCACCAAACTTAGGGGGAACGTGGGTTGTTCCGCATCTTCCACACTTTGTTGCTTTTGCTTCTTGTACAACAACCTCTTCACTGAACATATGAGTATTGCGTTGGCCATACTCTCTCATCATAACCCCGGCCAATGCATTTGCTTCGTTCTCATATGGAGAACCAGTATCACCAGCATCTTCTGGTAATGGCTCTAGTGTTCCTTGACGGTAATGAACGAGTTCGTGAGCGAGTGTGCGAAGAATATCCATTGTATGTCTACCAGCAACGTTTAATTCGATGCGTTGTTCTTCCGGATAGTATCCACCGAATGCGCCAAACTTCTCTGCCGCCTCTAAATCATAGTTGAGATCAATCTGCGGAAGCGTATCTAAATTGAGAGTACCTTTTGCAAACTGCACAAAGTCTTCTACAGCATCTGCAACTTTTTTCTTCTCCAACAACACTTCCTCTTTGATCCATTCTCTAAACCCAGCTGTCCGACCCCACTTATTTCCTCTAGGAAGATTGGCGCCAGGTTTTACGCGAGTTTCTTTCCCTGTCTCTTTATCAACAGCCCACTTATGATCCTTAGCGTTTTTATGACCTTCTTGAGAAAAAGCAATAGCAATCTTAGAAGCATGCGTGTGTCTATGCCCTTCAAAATTGGATTTTCCCTTCATTGCACGGGATATTTTTTTGCGAGTTTGTATGTCCATGGTGTTATTTATGATAATTAGTGCCCCACTTATGTCCTCGCTAATGGCGTTAAGCGATGTAGTTGGCAGGGGCCTCCATTATACACACCGTAAAAGATTAACGGTCCTAAGGTGTGTTCTTAGTTGTTTATTGATCTGTCAATTTATCTTTACAGGCGAAACTGTTAATACAACCGATGCAGTGCCGGGAATGTATGGAGAGGATCCGCTTACCGCATTCTGAGCTGGTAGTGTAGGTATGGTAATGTGGACTTCATCGGGCGTAAACCACATAAACTCAAAATACTCATTAGGGGTTGTCGTGTTGATATAAAAATTCCAACCTATTAATGAAGAACCTGGATTTCCACCATGTGAAGATGGAACGTCAATTCTACCAGCCGATCCTGCAACATCTACACCGTTTTGACGTAGCCATATAAAAACCGTATCGATTTGGGTACCAGAATTTGTTAACTGTACACTGAATTGAGCGTTATACAATCCAGGATGTTCAATAACAACCTGACTGTTATTAGCAATTGTAACTCCATAAGAAAAATCAACTTGATTATATGTTAAAGCGGTTGCTGTAGACGGATTGCATGTTTGAGTTAAAGTGCTTTCAAAAGCTCCATAAAAAGCATTCTGATGGCCATGATCAAATATAAACTTTTTAGTTGGTGCATTGTATCTCAGATATAAACCATCAGAAATAGTTTCTCTTGCAACATCATCTAAGTATCTAAGATTAACTTCACCGCCACCTGGTCCAGCCATTGATATCTTACTAACCCAACCCTCCAACAATTTTAATTTTTGTTGAATGTCTTTAATATCCCTACTAACCACTGGAGGATCAGGCTGAACAAACATTGATGGGGGAGCTTCTGCCTTAATTTGTTTAGCAGCAACAGCAGCAAGCGAAGGAGTCTCAGCAGGAGCAAGGATCGCTGATTTCTCAACAACAACTTCTTCTATTACTTGTTCTGGCTCTACAACAGGCTCTGCTTCAAGGATTGCTTCCGGTTGTGTTTCTTTTATCTCATCTATTCGATTGAGCACAGTAGCAAACCGATCGAGGAGTTGCTGTTCTTCTTCAGTCTTTTTCTTCTCATCTGCTAATAACTTGCCGATGTCCTTAGAAAGGTCAGCGAACATTGATTGAAATGCATTTTTACGAGACTCACTAACAGCCTGTTCAGCAAGCTGTTGCTGCTCAATTTTTTGCTCCTCGATTGCTATTCGTCCTAAAAGGTCTTCGTCCTCAATACCTTGAGCAGCTTGCATTCTAGCGAGTAATTTCAATTCTTTTAGAGTATTCATGCTACTATTTATCAGTGTTGATTTTATTGTATTTGTTGTGTATAATTGTACGAAAAGGAGAGTTTTATGACCGATAATGAGTTAATGGTAATTACACGGGAGATGGACGATATTTTAGCGGCGTTTTCGATTAAGCATCAAATATCCCCCTTATCTCTTGCTGCTATTATTAATGCTCGTTTGATTTGGGCATGTAGGGACACTGGTATGGAAGATGATTATCACAAACTGCTAAGTACGATACAGACCAAACAATACGACACACAACCAATATATTCACACTGATATGGTAAAAGAACTAACAATCCCGTTTGAAGTTGCTGATGGTATTACAAAAGCAAATCTGATCGAATCTCGTAGATACCTTCAATCAGAATTAGATCAGTGGGAAGCCAATCCAAGGGATGACAATAATCCTACTGGGTACTGGTTGCATCCGGAAGATGTGGTCCTCAATAAGAAGCTGATTAAAGCAATGGACCTATTGATTAATAATTATTATGGAGGGTAAATGAATAAAGATTTAGATAAACTTCTATGTGAGAAGTATCCTAAGATGATGATCAACCGCAATAAGCCGATGACTGAGACTGCTATGTGCTGGGGATTCGATTGTGGAGATGGTTGGTTCAACATCTTAGATCAATTGATGGGCAACATCCAACATCATATCGATTGGAGAAACGGACAAAGAGAAAGAGCAATCTTACACAATCAAGCAATTATTGATGCTCAAAGGATTCCAGCTGACTGGACTAAGTTCAATCAAATATATCATAACCAAAGTGCGTGGAACGATGAGCTCCGTCAAAAGATTATCGAACATAATGCTGAGTTGAGAGAAGTGCCTGATGAGTGTCCTCAAGTAACTCTCGATCAAGTGAAAGAAAAGTTTGGTACATTACGTTTCTACTACACCGGTGGAGACGAATACATTCACGGTATGGTATCATTAGCCGAATCAATGACTGGTGTTACTTGTGAGTCGTGTGGTAACGTAGGTCAGCGTAGAGGTGGGGGTTGGGTTCATACTTATTGTCAACCATGTGAGGATAGAAGGAATGCGTCAATTAACGAACGATGAAATGAATATAGTTAAAGAGTGCATCAAGATCATTGTATGTAAAAAGGATCCAATGTATCCTGGCGTAAGGACTACATTTGATTTAGCACAAGCCCAGCACGTGGAGCAACAGATCGCTATTCACGTCGCTAAACATTTTGGTATAGAAGAAAGGTTTGATCATGTTTAAGGTAATTGCAATCATTGCACTTGTCATTGCTGTTGTAGCATTCGGTCCGTTCGTGTGGATCTGGTGTATCAACACATTATTCCCAATAGCAAACATTCAGTATACATTCGATACGTGGTTGGCAGCATTGCTAATTGGAGGATCGTTTGGTGGTGTAGGCTTTGCCCGTAAATCAAAATAAGTTTTGGAAGGAACGGTTATGAGCGAAAAAGATAGTATGGCAATTAGGTTTGATAAGGTCGCGGAAGATAAATCGTTCCTTCCTGTTACACGTTTATTGGCAATTGATATTATAAAGAATCCGTACCTTGTAGTAGGAGACTTTATGAGAGAGCTTTCAGATCAAGATATCGAACTTCTACTTGACATTGCTGATGATGAAGACAATTGTCATTTTGAAGAGCTGATTCTAATATCAGAAATGTTAGCAGCAGCTGAAGGTATACCCAGTGAGTATGAAAACGAGCTCGAGTTAGTTGCAGTTGCTAGAGCTCGTATCAGTATGTTGTTAATGTATCTAACGATGGAGTCTCTTGCAAGAAAGAACTTAATCATTCTCCATAGAGAGAATATGACATTCGGCGATGATACTGGAGATAGAGTCGTTGCTGAGAGGATGCCGTGACCGATAGGCAAGTAGAGTTGTTATATGATGCTATGTTAGAGCAGTGGCCTATTCTTCCAAGTTGGGAGCATGAGCCACGTCGTTTCCAATATTACGTTAATATGTTTAAGCATTGTCATAGGGAGAAGTGGGACGAGATCGTAAATGATAAGTAAATGAGGATCCCACGGATCTGTGAGTAGTATAACTGTATCTCAACAGGAGGCGTTTATGTCAGCAGAAGAGCATAAGTTGAAACATTCAACACGCATACACAAGTCACTATCAAAAAAATTGTATGAAAAGAAGAATGACATTAAGCATTCACATCATACAGACAATCCCAGAAAACTTCTAAAAGAACAAACGATCCAAGAAAAGCGAAACAAATTTAGAACATGAGAGACTATCAGCGAAGTAAGTTGTACAAGTGGGAAAGGATTGAGTATGAGTGGGATGATACAATCCTTACCCTCAATCAATGCCAACAACTTGCTTCCAGTATAGTTCCGAACGTTGAAGTGACAGACGGAAGAGCAAGAAGGTCGCCATGTGCAAAGTATTCTACTAGACAGATCTGCATGCCAAAGTTTAGTAGAACAAAATGGAGTGTAATACATGAATGTGCACACTTTATTGAGAGAGATAAACACGGACCCAGGTTTGTGAGTGCTTACATTAAGCTGCTTTCCGAGCATTACTGTCGGGATATTGACCAGCTAAAAGACAGTGCTAGTGAGTTTGGATTAGATTTTTCCTAGTATAATACTATAGTATCTAACCTTCTTCCAGCGGAAGACAAAATTATGTAGTATATCTCGGATTTTGAGATATAGAATAGCTAGTTGTGATTATATTATTTGTGAGGGATAATGTAGACATGAGAGATCTTGTTGAATATTTCGTAATTGTGCTAATGCTTATGGCATTGGTATTTCACTTAACTAGTAATAATGTGACTGTAATATGAGTTTAGATGTTGATTTAATGATAACGCAACCCACTTCCGTGTACAGTGCTAACATCACGCACAATCTTGGTGCTATGGCTAAAGAAGTAGATGTGGGTGAGGGAAGAACACTATATGATATTCTCTGGCGACCAGATGAGTATGGGTATGTTTATGCACGAGATATCGTCGAGTGTTTGCATACGGGGTGGAGAGTTCTGATATCCGATCCCGATCATTTCAATCAATTCAATCCAGCAAATGGATGGGGCCACTACCAGGGGCTTGTTAAGTTCGTCCACCAATACTACAATGCTTGTAAAGATAATCCCAATGCAGAGCTGAGGGTATCGAGATGATGGATATTAGTTGGTTAGTCAAAATAGTAGAAGACCATTTGTGGTATCCGATATCGCTATTGTATATTTCGTTAGTCGCGTTTGCGTTCGGAATGTTGATTGGATACTTGTTATGATAACATCATTCAAATGGGTATTGATTGCAGTATTAATCGATCCTGCAACCGGATCAGCAGTAGATTACACTTTCCTCGATTACTTCCATTCAAGAAGAGAATGTTATACTGAGAGAAACGTTCAGCCTTTTATTCCCAATGTCAAATATGCTTGTATGAAGAGAGATTTTACATGAACGAATTTATAGATAAAGTTTTTAAGTATACAGTCAACGTTTTTAAGTATACAGCGATTGCGATCGCAGGCTTGTTGTGGTTTTTATTGTTAATCTCTATAATCTACCACATGATTAAGTTTATAGGAACGTTGATATGATTGGTGAATTTAAATTAGCCTCACACGAAGCTCAGCAAGAGTTTGATCGCAAACGCAATTACATCTACACCAATTGCCTACCAGGAGAGAGTATGGAAACGTTACAGCAAAGAGAAACTAAAGCAATCCTAGCGATGGGTGAAGCAATTAAAGTATTGTCACAACAACTAGATGATGCTAATCGCTGCTTACGAGCAGCAAATGAGCGTATTGCTCAATTGGAAGCTCAGGTATACGGTGGCCCAACGAAATGAATAGAAGAGGATTCCTGAAGACTTCAGGGTTTATTATTGCAGCTCCAGCAATCGTTAGAGCTGAGAATATAATGAAGATATGGACTCCTCCTAAAGATGATCTTATCGTTTATATCAATGGTGTGTATCAGAGTCCTACTGAGTATACTCAGTTGTTTGATGGTGCATTACGTTTCGATCATAAGAATGTTGAGTATCAAATTTATAATGTTACAAAGCAAACGTGGATGAGGATAAATTGCTGATGGCCAATCTTGATGTTAATAAACTAGAACAATTCTACCGTAATGCTCCGGTCGTTGATAAGGATCAAATCATTATCAGCCTAATCGAGAAGAACAAAGCACTCATTGAACAATTAGAGATTGTAGAGGATAATCTCAGACGAGGACTCAGCAAGTCGTTGCAGAAGTTCCAAGCAAGATGTATTAGAGAAGTGATTGAAGAAAATGAAACATCTATTTAAGAAAACTAAAGTAGTATTCGATGCTCATTTGAAGCAGTATGAAGTATACTACAAGAATTGGTTCGTCTGGCAATTCGATTCTTATTACAGGTATGATGAGCGGGACAGTAGAGGATACTTGACGTCGCCTATGCATTATTGCGACAAAGGGCAAGCAGAGGAACGAGCAATTATTCGAGCACAAGCAATGATTGATACAGTTGAAGTATGGAGAAGCAAATGAATAGAATTAGTTACAGAACGCCAAGGACAATTGCTGTATTCTCAGCACCATCCTTTGTGATGTGTGCTTTGCCACATTATCTTGGAATCACAACAATCAAACCTGAGTTTGAAATATTCAGATCGATCTTTGATGGATCAGTCACTGGTCTATTCGTTGGGTCGATTGTATACTTGTTATATGCTTTTATTCACAATATTAGAGTAGAGACTTTAAATGAAGCGAATTGATGGTGATGTATTAAAGCAAGCATTCGAAGAGATTGCAAGCGAAAACCTACTAGAAGAACTTCGTGAGTGGTTTGTTATGACAGCTCCGTTGTCTGCTAATAGAATATATGGTCGCTATGTTGAGTTGACCGAGCAGAAGGAACAAGATGAAAAAACTATTGAATGATCCGTTTACATACTTCCTATTGTATGTTGCGATGGTTCCGTTTACGTTTGGCCACGCATACAATAACTTTCCCAACACATACAAAGCGTCTTGGACTATACAAGAAGTCTATGTTGAGTATGGTATATTAGAAAAGTCGATTGGTTCTCTTTTTGCTAGTGTTGCGTGGCCTTTCTATTGGTCAGCACAATCATGGAAGAAAGACAAATGAAGTATTTTGTAATATTACTTGCGCTACTGCTAACTGCCTGCGATCATAATACTGTTGGCGTACCGCCAGATAAAGTTGTTGTGACTGATCAATGCTTGCGTAGAGAAACATTTAATGAATGTATGAAGAATCTTCCTGCTGGTCCTGTTGCAACGAAGTATAATGATTGGGATGAGGTTATATCAGAATGTCGAACAACATCGTACTACTTGTCCCAACGACCACGTGGTACTATTGATGAAAAGTGTAGAGGGAATTAATAAATGACATTACTATCACATGCAATGGCAGAATTAGATCGTATCGGGATGACGGAAGACTCACCTGATGAGATGAATGTAATGATGCGTAAGCACATTCTCCATATGATGCAAGAGTTTGCTAACGAAGGACATTCGGGGTTCTCTGCTTCGTATGCAATTAATATTCTAACTAAGCTGTTAGACTTTAAACCGTTAACTCCTCTTACTGGTGAAGACTCAGAATGGAATGAAGTGTCTGAGCGAGCTGGTTATAGATGTTGGCAGAACAATCGTCGCTCATCTGTATTCAAAAACGAGGATGGTGAATGTTATGATATCGATGGCAAAGTGTTCTGGGAATGGGCAATGCCATATGAAGATGGCGAGAAGCCGTACAAGTCATATTACACTTGCCGTGACTCTCGTGTCCCGGTGACGTTTCCATATACTGTTCCAGATAAGCCAATCTATCAG